CTTGAGAGAGTTCGGGCGGTAGATCAATTCCCGCATACGGTGCATGTGGAGACGGTATGTCTCTTATCCCGAAAATAAGCGGTTTTGTGGGATTAAAAGTATATAGTTCAGTCTATTTGCCACCGATTTGCCACCCATAAAAGTAAAATGAACAGAAAATGAAGAAAAACGGTTGAACACTCTGAACTATTCGAAATGTTCAACCGCTTTTTTCTATTTTATGCCTGTAAGGACTGCTCAAATACATCAACCGCTGTATTTTGCATCACATCTGTATTGAATGTATAGGTCTGTAAAGTTGTTTTGATGTCTTTATGTCCCAAGCGTTCCATAACCGTTTTAGGGTTTACACCACCTTCTGCCAGTATCGTTCCATGTGTATGACGTAAACAATGAGCATGAAACAATACATTACCAAGTTCATAATGAATCACCCTTGCACAGTATTTGAAGGAATCGGGTGAAACAAATGTACCGTCATCTTTCACACATAATGGGGTAAATTCCTTATATGCTACCGCAATATCAGAACGCACTTGTGTGATTGAGTTATCAGGAAGTAAATAAGTCTTTAAGTATTTACCACCGTATTTCATGCGATTTATATTCTGTTGATGCAACGTGGATTTTAATACTTTTTCTAAGGTTTTCCCCATTTTAATTGTACGGTAAGAATCATATTTGGGTGGTTTAATAAACCATGTCTTTTCTATCTTGACCAACTGACCTCTGATGTGTAATTCGTGCTTTTCAAAATCAACATCTTCTTTCAGATCAATAGCAAATGTTTCCCCTATTCGTGTACCTGCATGATATGGAACTACCAAGGAAGGATGAAAATAACTACTTTCCGGGAAGCGTTGTAATATTCTATCAAACTCTTCTTTAGGACAAACATATTCAGCATGAGCCTTGGCATCAATGTCTATCGGTATTTTTCCTACTTTGACCGGGATGCAAGGATTAGACTGAATATATTTTAGGGGTAATATTGCATAGTTCAATGCACCTTGTAAGCAGGTCAAAGTGTTTTTGATCATGCTTTTGGAAAACCCTTTTAATTTCATATCATCAACCCATTCCTGAACTTTATCGGGTGCATATTGGAAACTGCTCAACTTGTAGATACCAAAAGCAGGTTTCAAGTGTAGCCTGACTTTGGATTCATATTCCCGGTAAGTGTTGTAAGAATAACCATGATCTATATTTTTCTTTATTGCATTTTCAAGCCAATAGTCTAAATAATCTGCAACGGATATTTCCTTTGGTGAAAATGATCTCCCTGTATTATTATATTCTGCGATAGCTGCTGCTCTTGCATCTAAGGCTTCTTTTTGTGTTTTGAATCCACCTTTTTCAATCTTATTTCTTTCCCCGTTTATTTTTGCGGTATCAAAATAATAAGACCACGTTTTACCACGTTTTCTAACACCCTCTGCCATAATATCATTTCCTTTCTTTCATTGAAAATTCAGGAATGAAATGATATAATGTTTTTGCATAGTCCAAATCATTTCATTCCTTTGGTTTGGTTTTGCTGACCCTGACCGCTGCAACGGTTGGGGTCGTTTTTTTTCTGGTTACACTTGGTTACGCTTTAGTTACGGTTGAGGTTACAGTTATATTACCTTGATTTACAAGGTGGTTACACTTGTCTACGGTTCATCACAAGTTCTTTATATAACGCTTATATGAATAAAAAAAAATAAAGTATAAAAAAGTAAAATATATAAGATATAGATTTTAAGTGTAACCGTAACCAACCGTAACCGTTAAAGTTGAATGTCACTTGTCGGTGCTGATTCTATATGTGCAAGTTCTTTTAGCCTTTTGGATAGCTTAAGACCTTTGTACATTCTAGTATCTTCAAACTGTATATATTTATCTTCACCGTCTGAACTGGTGTAACTGATGATAAAATACAGGTGCGTTTTCTTTTCTGTCTTTGTACCTGTACCGGATGTAGCACCAACTATTGCACCAATACCGCCAAATATTACACCACCAACTACAGCCCTACCAATCACAGACTTTGGTTTTTGAATAAGTTCAGTCTTTCCACCATAGAACACATCTGTGATCTGATCATAATTAAGTAACAGTTTACGTTTTTGCATTGAAGTAATTTCTAAATGATCATTGTACAATGCAACGTCATACATATAACCTTTTGAAAAACCTGCAATATCTTCCTGTAACTGGAAGTAGTCACTAATGATAGAACCTTTTGTACTTCTTAAAAATCCCATGATTAACCATCCTTTCTAAAGTCTACAATTATAATATTTTCCTGATGTTTCCAAACTTGGTACATTATGCCATTTTTTGAGCATCCCTTTTTACAGGTTCGGTGTATTTTTCTAATGCAGCAGTATCATGAAGTTCTTCCATGATCTTCTTTTTACCTACTTCATTCAGTTTTAAATATAACTGAACAAGTTCATACACGTCTGAACCATATTGATTTTTAATAAGATCAGTAACATCATGCTTTTCTTTTGGTTCATCGTTTTTCTTTTCAGACCAACCCATAATATAATCTGTCGTAGTTTCAAGTGCATCTGCAATCTGTTTGATCTTAGATTGTCTTAATTGTTGTATGTCAAGTTCAATCTTATTTATAGATGATTTACTTTTATAACCAATCCGGTGTGCAAGATCTTCCTGTGACATTCCCAATTCTTCACGTCTACTTTTTATACGTTGACCTATACTCATTAAGATTACCTTCCTTTCCTTGTTTATAAGTAAAGAATACCATGAAATAGATTAAATATCAACTTTTTTCAAGTTTTTTCAAAATAACTGTTGACATTCTATCTATCATCATGTATTATGATGTCAGTAGATAAAACATCTACTTCAAAAACAAAGCAAGTAGGAAATGCAGGGTAAGCGTAAGGGGCTGCATTGTGAAGGTTGGTGACCTACCGTGATGAACTGAAAAAGATTCAAAGTAGCGGTTTGAGCAATGTGTATAGACAGTAACCCGGTAAAATGTACTGAAAATAGGGATAAGAGTTGAACAGGTGCAAAGTGAATAAGTAAATTGTGAAAGTTCAGGGTTGACCAACAACCACACCAAGATTATTGACTTATCAAATGAACAGGTACTAAACGAGATGACACAGCACTTTGTTTTTGAATCCGTTCCCGGTTACTCACCCCATCCATGATGACCGGGAACGAATACAATAACCTGTTGCAGCAGGTAAAAACCAAAGGAATGGAAGGAAGGTTTGGACTATGAAATTAAATAAAGAAAAATTTTTGAAGTCAGAACTTGGTGGAAATTTACAGGAATGTGTGACCGCTTGGGACCACTGGTTGACAGAACTTAGAAAATTTAATATTGATACCGTTGGTCAGAAATACAGAGAAACAAGAAAAGCTGCTGACTGGTGTCAGGCACAGTGGGAAGTATTTCAGACGGTAATGCGTCAGTTTTATAATATAGAATATCATTTCAGCAGAACAGACGAATATTTTGGTGTATGTACAGAAGATGAAACGGATTGGCTGTTCAAGGTAGAAAGAGAGGTATAAGACATGAGTTTAATGAATTATGGTTACAAGAAAGAAGAAATTCAGATTAGAAAAATGATAATGGCTGAATTAAGACTTGGCATTGTTCAGGAACTTCTTAAGAAAAATTACAGATATGTGAACATCAGATTAGTGAATACAACTTGTGGTGATGTAGATTCATACAGATCAACAGAAGATTTTCTTATGGCAGGTTACAATGAGGGCTATGAGATCGAACTGATTCAAGTAAAAGAAGTTCTGTATTATGAAGAATCAGAAAAGTGTTCAAAAATTAGAATAGTTATTTTGATTAGAGAGTGTGATGAATAAGCCGAAACGGTCAGCAATGACCGTCTACCGGAAATGACCGCCCGGTACTGATGATGGTAGGTCAAAAATAAGATAGCAGTTCTTTTATAAGTGTTGTCTGTTATGTGATGGTTGACAGGTTTTGTTCAGTTTTAATGTGAAACTGTTCAGCGGTTCATAGAAACACGCTATAAAAATTCTATAGTAGGACAGCAAGTTTACAGATTTTAGTGTGAAATCTGATAAGGGTTTCTTGGTGTGTGATTCCCTGAAAAATAAAACCACCCCATAACAGGCAACATTTATAAAAGGGCTGCTAATCGGAAAGGAAGGTTGTGCAAATGAAGAAAGTAATTGCAGGTTGTATTGATCTGATGCTTGAATTTGATTCTGCATCTGAACTTGATCGTTACATTGCTGATATTGTAGCAAAGAAACAGGAATACAGCATTGTAGAACGTAAGGAATTACCGGGTGACAGAATCATGATCAGAATACACAGACAATACAATAAAAGCCCATTCCCAACAACAGAAGGTGGTGAGAAGTAATGACAAACACAACACTGTTAAGACAGAAAATTGATGAATCAGGGTATAAGTTGCAGTTCTTGGCTGAAAAATGCGGTTTAACTTATTATGGATTGATGAAGAAAGTCAACAATGAAACAGAGTTCAAAGCGTCTGAAATTAAAGTGTTGAAAGAACTTTTGAAGTTGACGAATGAAGAAGCAAACAAGATTTTTTTTGCCTAAAAAGTAGATAATTTATCTACCACCAAAGGAGTGAAACAAGATGACATTCAGTGAAAAGTTAAAACAGGCTATGCAAGAATTACACCTGAATCAGCGTCAGGTGTGCGGTATGACTGGAAAAAGTAAAGGGTCTGTCAGTCAGTACCTTTCAGGTAAACAGATACCGTCAGATGATGTTCAGAGTGCTATTGCAGTAGCACTTGGACTTGAATCAGATTACTTTTCAAAATCTGATGAACAGGTGGTTGTACTTCCAACTGCTGAATTAAGAAATGGGGTAATTCCACGATTAGATGTGGAAAAGGCTGCAAAGCTGTTGCAGATGAACCACAACACAGTTCGCAAGGGCTTACAGCAAGGGGTTTTCCCTTGGGGTTACGCTATTCATACATCTGATAACAGATGGGTGTACTTCATCAACGCAAAACGTTTTGCAGAGATCGAAGGAATTACAGTATAGAAAGTGAGGTTTAATAACATGAAAAAATTTGAATTTACAGGAGAAACCAAGACAATAAGTTTATTTTTTAGAACAGCTACACTTCACAGAATCAGAGCGGTAGCAGAATTTGGTCTTGTCAAAATTGGTGATCTTGGCGGTTGGATTGAGAAAGAAGAAAATCTTTCCCATGAAGGAAATGCTTGGGTTTGTGACAATGCCAAGGTTTTGGGCAATGCCAAGGTTTTGGGCAATGCCAAGGTTTGGGGCAATGCCGAGGTTTGGGGCAATGCCGAGGTTTGGGGCAATGCCGAGGTTTGTGGCAATGCCAAGGTTTGGGGCAATGCCGAGGTTTGGGGCAATGCCAAGGTTTGGGGCAATGCCAAGGTTTGCGGTGATGCAGAGGTTTTTGGTGATGCCGAGGTTTTTGGTGATGCCGAGGTTTGTGGCAATGCCAAGGTTTTTGGTGATGCCGAGGTCTTTTCTGCAAGACACATATTA